TTTAAGACATTCCAATTCGGTCACTTTGTACCGCGTGACGAACAGCAGATTATGGCAGTTGATTCAATCTTAAATAATCAGGTCACTCAAATTCGTGGTCGTGCAGGTAGTGGTAAATCATTAATCGCTCTAAGCACAGCTTGGCATTTAGTTGAAAAAGAAGGTTATAAACTAGTAATCTTCGTAAATCCTGTACCATCACTACACGCACAAGAGCTTGGATTCTACAAAGGTGATAAGTTAGAGAAACTTCTTCAATCATCCGTAGGCACAATGCTGAAGGCTAAATTTGGCGATGAGGTTGAAATCCTTAGACAGATTCAAGATGGAAAGCTAGACATTCTTCCATTTGTTGACCTACGTGGGTTTGACACAGGTGACAAAACAGTTGCTTGGATTTTAGAGAGTCAAAACTTGACTAGTGAATTAATGAAGCTAGGGCTACAGCGTATTGGTGAAGGGTCGAAAGTAATTATTGATGGAGACTACCACCAACAGATTGACAAAGATGTTTATGTTGCAGACAACGGAATGAAGCGTGTGTCAGAGGTATTTAGAGGTATCGACTTATACGGTGAAGTTGAATTGCAGAATGTACATAGGTCAAGAATTGCTGACATTGCAGATAAAATGTAGTTGACAAATATCATATATAATGATATAATATAATTAAGCCGAGTTTGGAACGGTTCTCGCAAACAAAAACTGTTCAAAAAAGATTTAAAAATGTAATAGAATATGTTGACATCTTAGGAAACATATGGTATAATAAGATTATAAGGTTGAGATGACAACTCAACTAGCAGAAGAATAACGCATTAAAAAGTTTTAAAAAATGTAAGAAAAGGTGTTGACAAACACCAAAAATTATGGTATAATAAATATATAAGGCACTAACAGCAACTACTTACAACAAACTACTCAATTGGTAATTAAGTTATAAGTGCCTTGATTTTTCTTACTATCTTGCCCTTAACTCAGTGGTTAGAGTACTAAGCTGTTAACTTAGGAGTCATCGGTTCAAATCCGATAGGGTAAGCCAAAATGGTTCGTTAGTGTAGGGGTAACACACAACACTGTCTATGTTGTATCAGGGGTTCAAATCCCCTACGAATCGCCATGTGGGCATAGTTTAACGGTAGAATCTCTGGTTGCCAACCAGAAGATGAGGGTTCGATTCCCTCTGCTCATACCAACAGGGTGTAGCGCAGTTGGTAGCGCACTTGATTTGGATTCAAGTGGTCGCAGGTTCGAGCCCTGCCATCCTGATAGTCTATTGTATCTCCGACTATTAAATGATGATACAGGAGTTGTAAGGCTCTCCTATATAAAGCCTGCTACATGGGGGATTAGTTAAATGGGATAACATCTGGTTTGCATCCAGAAATTGAGAGTTCGACTCTCTCATCTTCCACCATATTATGGCGCATTGGTCAAGTGGTTAAGACATCTGACTTTCTATCAGATATCGAGGGTTCGATTCCCTCATGCGTCATCTAAAGACACAAACAGCAATTACAACTTACAAACTCTTATTTGAAAAAAGAAGGTCTAGGTTCGAATCCTAGCTTCGGTTGACTACCGATGTGGTGTAACGGGAGCATTTATGTAACGTGTCTTGTTTTGAGGGTTAGTCGCCCTCTATATGCTAGATTAGCTCAAAGGCAGAGCAACGTCTTGATAAGGCGTAGGTTAGCGGTTCGAATCCGCTATCTAGTTCCATATTATGTTGGTGCGGTAACGTTGGAGTGTTACACCAGACTGTAAATCTGGCGCTGTAATGGCATAGCAGGTTCGAATCCTGTCACCTTCACCATTATTGGGGATTAGTGTAATGGTTAGCACATCTGCCTTTGAAGCAGGTAGCAGGAGTTCAAATCTCCTATCCTCTGCCAATTTAGGAGTTTAGTTTAGTGGAAAAACAAGGGTCTCCAAAACCCTAGTCAAGAGTTCGATTCTCTTAGCTCCTGCCAAATGTGTCCTTCGTATAACGGTCAATACTCCCTGCTCATAACAGGGTAACGTCAGTTCGATTCTGGCAGGACACACCATAATACTCTCAGTCATTCACCAGACTCTTAATTACAGAGTGACAAACCTAGAATGATTCAGAGTATGGTTAAAAGTAAAGTTTTATCAAGATACTTGGATTAAGAGTATGATAGTTAGGTTAGGTGCTTATCGATTAAGCCTTATTGCAAGTGCTGAAAGATTCAGAAGTCCTTGTCCACTACCTACTCATGAAAGGTAAAAGCATCAGTAAAAGCTAGCAAATGTGGTATATCGTGCTTTTAATCCAAGGTGTGGCGTAATGGCAACGCAGTAGATTGTGACTCTACGAATAGGGGTTCGATTCCCCTCATCTTGATTCGGTGAAATCAAACACCTATAAAATGGACAGGAAAAATTGTGAGGGGAGTAGTCCTGTTAAAAATTCCTTAACCCTCACCTTATTATTGCAGATGGCTAGGAGTGGTCTTCTGATTGGTCTCATAAGCCAATAATGAGAGTTCGATTCTCTCATCTGCAACCAACGGGGAGTAGCTGATGTGGTCTTAGCATTGGTTTGAAACGCCAAAGATACAGGTTCGATTCCTGTCTCCCCGACCATAAATATTATTATGTCGGTACACAAGCTTGTACAAGTGATTGGGGTCATGACCTAATCTTGCCGACACCAACGCCCTTTAGTTTAAAGGTAAAACCCCTGTCTTACATACAGGAGTTGGCAGTTCGATTCTGTCAAGGGCGATATCTACCGTTACCCAAGTGGTTAAGGGAGCAGACTGCAAATCTGCTATTCATGAGTTCGAATCTCATACGGTAGTCCATGCTCCTATAATCCAACGGCAGAGATAACGGACTTAAAATCCGTCCAGTGTTGGTTCGAATCCAACTAGGAGTACCAATTAAATTATGCCCACTTAGCCCAACGGCAGAGGCAATGGTCTTAGAAGCCATTCAGTGTAAGTTCGAATCTTACAGTGGGTATTATAGACACTAACAGCAATTATAATCCGATATAAGCAAATCTTCTATCGTGGGTTCGAATCCCTCCAATCGCACTTGCGGTTGTAGCCAAGTGGCAAGGCAAAGATATTTTCGATTATAGTGTCTAGTTTATGGAGTGTTAGCTCAGCGGAAGAGCAATCGCCTTTTAAGCGATGGGTCATTGGTTCGAATCCAATACGCTCCACCAAAATTTAATAATATGCTCCTTTCGTATAATGGTTATTACATCGGTTTTGTAATCCGATAATATCAGTTCGATTCTGATAGGGAGCTTAATAGGCGCACACAGCAAACCTAACAAGGTGGATAAATACGTACTTCAAATATGTGTGAGAGGGTTCAATTCCCTAATTTTATGCGCCTAGCTTTAATGGAAGCGTGTCAGAATGGTAATGGGACGGTCTTGAAAACCGTTTAAGGCGTGATGAGCGCTGTGCAGGTTCGAGTCCTGTCGCTTCCTCCATATGGAACGTTGGTAGAGTGGTAATACAGCGGTTTGCTAAACCGTAACACCTGTAGCGGGTGTCAAGGGTTCGAATCCCTTACGTTCCTCCATAATGCGTCTATGGTGAAAAGGATATCACAGAGGGTTTCTACCCCTTTATTCCGAGTTCGAATCTTGGTAGGCGCACCAAATGCGATAGTAGTTTAACGGTAAAACACTAGACTTCCAATCTAGGAGCTTAACAGCTCAATGCGAGTTCGATTCTCGTCTGTCGCTCCAAATTATGCTTCCTTAGTTTAACGGATAAAACATCTGACTACGAATCAGAAGACGTACAGGTTCGAATCCTGTAGGGAGCGCTTTGAGGTTAAGAATGGCAGGGTAAGCTCCTGCCACCTCTTTTTATGTAAAGGGGAAATGAAAATGAAGAAACTTATTGATTCACATGGTTATGTAATGATTTACCAACCGCATCATCACAGAGCAAAAACTAATGGGTATGTCGCAGAGCATATATTAGTAGCAGAAGAAATGCTAGGTAGAAGTTTGCGAAAATTAGAAGAGGTTCATCATGAAGATAAAGACAGGACTAATAATAGTCCAGATAATCTTTATGTCTTTGCAACGAAGGAAGACCATATAAGATATCATCATAATGGGAATATGGTTAAAGTTGATGATTACTATATATCTCCTAGCGAATCTCTTAAAGAGTCTAGTTGCGAAATTTGCAATAAGATTTTCAACTATTATGAATGCCATAAAATCGGCAAATTCTGCTCAAAAGAATGCTATGATAAATCTCAGCGAAAAGCAGAAAGACCTTCTAAGGAAGAGCTTTTTGAAATGATTAAACTTAAATCTTTCGTACAAATCGGGATTGATTATGGCGTTAGTGATAACGCTGTGCGTAAATGGTGTAAATCATATGATTTACCTCATAAGAAAAAAGATTTAAATAATGTAACACACCTAGTTGACAAATGCAATAAATAATGATATAATAAGATTATAGTAAGGCACACACAGCAATACTAAAACAAATTCTACTAAATTATGCGATTAGAACTATTTTTAAGTGCCTTGTTTTGATTTTAAGTCCACAAAGCTTTATGGGAAAAGTGCTAGCCAACTACTATGAAGTGTGGCAAAGCAAGTTCTACTCTCACAACTACCATCGGTATCGTCACACAAACGACCGAATAGGCTCACACAGCAACCTAATACATATTATTATTAATTTAAATGGAAATTAAAAAGAGTTTTTACCAATGTATTAGAGCCTAGAAATCTGCTTTTAAAGCAGATTCTTATATCTTAACAGAAACATAAATTAGGATTTGAGAATGTGTTTTAAAGACAATAAATGATTAAAAGGAGTAGTGATAATTATGTTAAATCACTTAAACAACCATTTCAATGAAACAACTACTACAAACGGAGCTTTCGCTTACAAGTCTACTAAATCCGCTGTGCTAGATTTATTTAGCCAAGGTGGAGCTATGAGACAGAGTAGCGATAATGAAATCGTAACATTGTTTTCTAAGGCTTTTGCCGAAGATGCAACGTTAGCGCTTAAAACTCTTTTCTACCTTCGCGACATCACACAAGGTCAAGGTGAAAGACGTTTCTTCCGTTTAGCATTGCAACACTTGGCTGTACATAACAAACAGGCGTTGGCTAAAAACCTTCACCTTGTACCAGAATTTGGTCGTTGGGATGACCTTTGGGTTTTACTTGACACAAGACTGAAAAGCGATGTTGTACAGTTAGTAGGAAGTCAATTAGCAAAGGATGCTCAATCTACAAACCCTAGCTTGCTAGCAAAGTGGATGCCATCTGAAAATGCTTCAAGTTACACAACTAAAAAGCATGCTAAGATTTTCCGTCAGGCTTTTGGTACTACACCTAAAAAGTATCGTAAGTTACTTTCTACCTTAAGAGCTAAAATCAACCTAGTTGAAACTAGCCTTACTGAGAAAAACTACGGTGCTATCGATTACAGCAAACTGCCTTCAAAAGCAGGTATGCAGTATCGTCAGGCGTTTTACCGTAATGACTCAGAGCGTTACCAAACGTTTCTTGATTCCCTGTCAAAAGGCGAGGTTAAGATTAACTCTGGCACATTATACCCAAATGACATCGTTGGCAAAATCTTAGGTGACGGTTGGACTCGTCCACGAATCACTCCACAAGATGTACAGCTATTCGAAGGTCAATGGGAAAACCTGCCTAACTTCATTGGAGAGAAGTCAGAAAACTCTCTAGTAATGGCTGACGTTTCTGGCAGTATGACAGGAACACCATTGAATGTTTCAATTGCACTAGCAATGTACATTGCAGAGCGTAATAAGGGTGCTTACAAAGACCACTTTATGACATTCTCTAGCAGACCAGAGTTAGTGAAGATTCAAGGTAGCAACATTGTTGAAAAGGTTAACAACATCTCACGTGCGAATTGGGCTATGAGCACAGACATCGAAGAAGCGTTACAAACAATCTTAGATGTAGCTGTGAAAAATAGTCTTAGCAATGATGAGGTTATCAAGAAGTTGTACATAATCTCCGACATGCAGTTTAACTCATGCGTATACGGAGCTGAGAAAAACATCTTCAAGAATATGGAGAGCAGATTTAATAACTACGGTTATGATTTGCCAAACATCGTATTCTGGAATGTTAATGCACGTGGCAACTCACCTATGACAATGAATGAAGTTGGCGTACAGCTAGTCTCAGGTTTCTCACCAAGCATCTTAACTCAGTTATTGAATGCTGACGGTAAGACTCCATATGAGCTAATGCTAGACGTTATCTTGTCTGAGAGATACAAAGAGGTTGTAGCGTAAGCTACCTCCTCTGATTCATAGAAATGACATAACAGAGTAAAAGGGGATTATACATATGAAATCACGTAGAGAACGAAGAGAAGAAGCAAGAGCCAACGGAACAGCTTTCGAGCCACAGTATAAAGGAAGAGTTATTACTAAGGCAGAGTACGATAAAGAAGTAGCAGAAATTAAAGAAGCACGAAAGAGAAAGCTTAACAATGCTAAAGAAGAAGCAGTAACCGAGTAAGGCTATTACTTGAAGCCAAGGGCAAATTAGCCTTTGGCTTATTTTTTATTTAAAGGGGAATTACCATGAGGTCTTATATCAACAAACAGGGTGAGCGCATCACAGTTTCAGAAGAGCATCTTAGAACAGCGGTTAGGATTAAGAAAGAATTGCAAGACGCTTCTCCTTCCAGAAAGGCGTCACTAAAACAAATAGTGCTCTTAATGGAGAAAGAAGGATTTTACGATGCCGATTCAAATGAATCGTATCGTTGCATGTTGAAGGATTATCAGAAGAGTATAGGAGAGCTTCCAGAAGCGCCTAAATACGCTGAGATGGTCACTGAGGGTAAGTTAGAGTCCATTAAGGAATTAGTCGGTGATTTGGCTTATGAAAAGCGTGAGAATCAACATGTGCTTCGACAGCTAAATAAAGTTAAGCGTGACGTTATTGATTATTCGTTAGTGGCTGATGAAATTGGCAAAGCATTTAGAGACCATGATTGGTCAGAGTTTGACTTTGAAATCAAGCCTAGAGAGAAGAAGAGTGGCAAGGTAATGATTGTGACTCTCACAGACTTACATATTGGTGCGCTAGTCAATACAGATGTTAATACATATAACTATGAAGTTGCAAAGAAAAGATTAGCTAGATTTGCAGAAAGAGTTATAGCAAAAGCAAAATATAATGACATATCTGAAATACATATCGTAAACTGTGGAGATGTTGTAGAGCATTCTAATATGAGATATGGTCAAGCGTTCCATACAGAATTTCAATACTCAGAACAGCTTGTAAAGGCATCTGACGCCATTGCTAAGTTTATCAAGGCAATTGCAGAAGAGGGATTTGAAATGACATACGCAGGCTTTGCAGGCAATCACGATAGGGTTAACGATAAGGATAAGAATATCGATGGCGACCATGCACAAAGAAGCATTAACCATGCTCTTCAAGTCCTAATTGAAAATGCAAAGGGATTTGAGAATGTTACATATGTCCAAGCAAAAGATTATAGCCATAGATTACTAAATGTTAACGGTAGAAACTTTAAGTTTGTACATGGCGACTTGGACTCATTTAAAGATGAGAACTTAGTAGCAAAGCACTCAGCTATGGATGGTATCGAGTACGATGCGGTTGTAATGGGTCACTACCATCACTTTAGAACAATCGAAGTTGGTATGGGTAAATTGATTATTATGTTTGGCTCACTAAAAGGCTCAGATGAATATAGTGAAAAATTAAGAAGATTATCTCTGGCATCACAAGGAATGATTGTTGTTGATGGACATGGCGAATATGAGCCAAAGAGAATAAATCTACAATAATATAATAATAAGAAGAGGAAGATGAAGACGATGATGAATGAAGAAAGAGCAAGAGAATTACAAAGGTACATTAAGACACTGACAGATTTACAGAATGGTGGATTTAACTGTAAGAATGAAATACAGGTTGCAATCAAGGCACTGCACGAAGCAATGGGATTTGGAGAAGTAAGCGAGAAAGACCGAAAGCCTATACATATAGTTGTGTTTGAAGACAACTTCGATGGCGTTGTGAAGTCAGTAGAAATGTTTAATAGGTTGCTAGGCAATAGCGCTAAGACCGTTAGAGACATTCGTGGAGACAATCATGAGATGAGGAATGCTAATGGAGTTTGTGTTTCTATATTAAAAGTTGATAAAGACACTCCTTCCAAGATTAGAGGTTGGAGAGCAGATTATATTATCAATAACTCTTCTCATCCAGATATAGCGTTTGGTATCCATAAAAAATAAATAAAAACACACTTTTATCAAGCATTTTCGACAAAAGTGACACAAAACCCCTCTGTAAAGGCGATAAACTATGAGGGGATTACACAAAAGAGTATGATACAGCATCTCATTGTAACTTTCCCATAATGGGGTGCTGATTTGGTACTCTTTTTTGTATGCAAAAAACACAGAAAGGAGTGGCACAATGAGTACACCTAGAAAAAGAAATGTTAAAAAAGAAGAAAAACCTAAAAAGAAATGTCAAGGTAAATGTGGCAGAGAAAGAACATATACCTATTTCTTTAAAGTTGATAGTCCAATGTTTCCAGATGGCATGATTAATATTTGTCGTGATTGTGTTCGTGAAGAAGTTGATGTAAACGATATCGAACAAGTAATCGGATTTCTAAGACAAATTGATAAGCCATTCATTCAAAATTATTGGGACGAAGCGTTGCAATCTAACAATCATCCGTTAGGAGAATATGTTAGAAAGGTAAACTCACTGTCACAAATGAAGGGCAAAAACTTCGATAATAGTGATGGCATTAATGGGGTTGGTAAGATTGACTTATCATCTGCAAAGTCGCCAGACAAAATTGAAAACGTGAAAGGTGAAGTAATCGAGTATTCAGATGAGCTAGTTGAAAAATGGGGCATCGGATACAAGAAGCAGGAATATCTAAAGATGGAAAAATTCTATCAAGATATGAGATTAACGCATGAGATTCACACTCCTGTACACGTTAACAAATTAATGGAATTAGCATACTTGCAAATTGAGCAAATGAGATTGCGTCAAGAGCGAGATATGGGTAACTATACAAAATTAGCAAAGACTATCGAAGACATGGAGAAAAACGCAGGTTTTAGACCAGTCGATAGACAAGGCATAGATGGTGCTACAGGCATCAAAAGCTTCGCCCAAATTTGGGAGGAAGTTGAAAAGAAGGGTTGGCGCAAGCCACCTAGAGTTGATTTTGACGAAGACATTGTAGATGCAATGATTACGTCACTAGCTAACTATTACGTAAGGTTAGTTGGCGGTCAAATCCTCAAAGAGATTCCAGATGAAATTAAACAAGAGCTTGATGAGTTCTATGAGCTTGATGAAACTCCTGTTGAGTTGAATGATGAGGAATATGAGGACTTAGATTTCAGTTTGGATGATGATGAAGATGAGTGATAGAAAATGGAAGAATTGGTCTGAGTTAGAAAATGTAAAAGGTACTAACCAGAAGAACATGGCAGAACAGATGCCTGTATGGGCAGATATGCTAGCTTACTTTCAAGTATATCCTGATAAATTCATCGATTACATACTGGATGATGATAGCACATTTAGCTTATATCCTTTCCAGAGAATATTTTTAAGGGTAATGGCTAGGTATAAAAAAGTTTACATAACAGCGACACGCGGTACATCAAAATCGTTTCTAAACATATTGTCGATGTATTTAAAATGTATATTCTTTCCAAATATTAAACTTTCATTAGTTGCACCGCAGAAAGACCAAGCGAGTCAGATTGCGCAACAAAATATAGAAGCTATTTGGAATTTCATGCCTTTACTTCAAAAGGAAGTTAGGAAGCATCAATTCGCCAAAGACTTCACACGTTTAACTTTTCATAACAACAGCGTACTTGATATCGTTGTTGCTTCACAGGGTTCACGTGGTCTTCGTAGACATGGCTTATCATTTGAGGAAATCTGTCAGATGGAAAAGCACAGAGAAGTTATTGGTGAGGTACTATTACCACTACTAGCGAACAACCGAAAAGGCGCTGATGGTAAAGTATCGAAGCACGAAATACATAAACAGTTAATGTATGTAACAACCGCTTCTTCACGACAATCATATGCGTGGGAGCAGTTATACAGCGTTATGTTAGATATGGCAAGGGAAAAGTCAGCATACGTAATTGGCAACGATTTTACTCTGCCTGTAATGTTTGAACAGCTTGACCCTGATTATATTGAAGAAGTAAGAAATGACCCTTCAATGTCACCTCTTCAATTCGCGCGAGAATACGCAAGCGTTTGGACAGGTTCTAGTGAAAATAGCTTAGTGCAACTTCAAGACTTAGAGAAATCTAGAGTATTAACAGAAGCAGAGTTTAAGTTTACTAAGAAGAAGAATCAAGAAGGCGTAATGTATGTAATCTCTGTCGATGTTGCGCGTTCTGAAAAGAAAGGCACAGCTACTACAGCGATTGCTATTTTCAAACTTATACCGAGAGGTAACGGTACTTATATTAAGCATTTAATTAATGTACATACATACAAAGGTGATATGCACTTCTCAGCACAGTCAATCTATATTAAAGAATTAGTTGAGAAATTCAACGCCTCTATGGTCTGTGTCGATGGTAACGGTTTAGGTCGAGGTCTTATTGACTACCTTATCAAAGAAGATAAATACCGCTCATATTCGGTTGTAAATGATGACAGTTATGACAAATACAGACTGCCAAACTCTTTACCTCTAGTATTCAATGTTATGTCAAATACAAAACAGACTAACTCATCCGATATGCACAACAACTTCATGACCGTTATTGGAAACCATGAGTTGAAACTCTTAGTCTCAGAATCAGCTATCAAAGAGAAAAGCAAAGGTGACGATTATGAGAAGTTGGGCGAGAGATTAGCGCCACACGTTGAGACAAGCCTATTTGTGGATGAGGTAATGAATCTTATCTATGTTGCAGAAGGTAATAGAACAAAAGTTAAAAGGGTTTCGACTCAGATGGAGAAGGATAGATACTCCGCTGTCTCTTATGGTTTATGGTACATCTACTTGAAAGAGCAAGAGAACTTTGAGCGTAAAAGAGAAACTTTTGATGCAACAGGATTCATGGCTGTTAAAAAGGCACGACATAAAATTTGGGATTAATGGAGGTGGAAAGAATGGAAAATAGAGAGACACAAGTTCAAAACAATATCGAGCAAGTTGAGCGTAAGAACGTTATGGTGTTCGACAAGATGGAATTTGCTAGATTAGTTGTTAATGATTTATCTGGCGCAAAAGCAGGTAGGTCTTTACTAAAGAAGTATAAACAGAGTGAAGTACGTGAGATTATCGAGAATTTCAAAAAGGAAGCAAACCAAGTTAAGCTTCGTGAGATTTCTCAATTGCTATTCGCAAAGAGTCCACAGTACCAACGATTGCTTAGATACTTCTCAGATATGGCTCTATTCGCTTGGATGATTAAACCTGTTAAGAACATTCGCAAGCTCAATAAGGCTAAGGTTTTAAAGCAGTATGAAGAGATTGGTGAAGTAGTTAACGCTATGTCGTTAAGACATGAAATGCAAAAGGTTTTAAGAACTGCCTTTGCAGAAGATGTTTTCTACGGTTATATCCATAAAGATAAAAATTCTTTCTACATTCAGAAGGTAGATGCCAGTATTGCGAAAATAACATCTGTTGAAGATGGTGTTTTCAACTATAGCATCGATATGAGTGTTTTTCAGAAAGATGAGACAAAGCTTATATCTTGGGCTACGGAAGTTCAAGTTAAATATCGAGAATGGAAAGTGGCAAAAGCCAAGAATCCTAGAATTAGCGACTTCGTAGAATTAGATGCGAAAAATACAATTTGTATAAAGATAAATGAAGAAATGTTGGAAATTTTCCCACCATTCGCAGGCTCCTTCGATGCCATCTTTGATATCGAAGGATTTAAGAGACTTCGTAAAGATAAGGAAGAGCTAGGTAACTACATGGTTCTTACTCAGGAATTGCCAATGCGAAAAGATTCAGAAAATAACAACGATTTCATGATTGATTTAAAAATGATGCAATACTTCCATAACATGGCGGTAGATACCGTACCTGAGAATGTTGGCGTTGTAACTTCTCCAATGAAAATCGAGCCTATCAAGTTTGATAAAGATAGAGCGGATAATGATGGAGTAGGTAAAGCAACTAGAGACTTCTGGCAGGATAACGGTACATCACAGCTATTATTCTCTTCTGATTCATCAACCTCACAAGGTTTATTGATGTCTGTAAAAACAGATGAAGAGATTGTGTTTGCAGTAGTTACGCAAATCCAAAGATGGTTGAACAGATATTTAAGATTTCAGTTTAAAGACTTATTGTTTAATGTTGAAATCCTACATGTTACATATTACAACCAACAGGAAACTTACAAAATGTTGGTTGAGTCTGGTACTTATGGAGTACCTGTTAAAAATCGCCTAAGTGCTGTCGTTGGCTTAGACCCTCTAGAAGCTATGAATATGGCTTACTTAGAGAATGAGCTATTAAAGATGCACGAAGAGTGGCTACCACTTATGAACAGTCATACGATGGGTGAGGAAGTACCTCAGAATGGAGCAGATGGCAGACCTAAGAAAGACCCTAAGAAAGTTTCAGATGAGACCGCAAGGGCACAGGATAAGCCAAATGCATAATATTATTCGCTTGAAAGGAGGTGAGTAAAGAGTGACAAAAAGAAAATTGCTAGACTTCAATGCAAGTATTAGCGATGTCAAACAAGTCAATCCTCTTTTCTCCACCTGTAAAGTACGTGTTCTTTACACAGGAAGAAATCGCAATATGTCGATTATTTCTAAGAATGCGGTTAATAAGGCACTTCCAAGTCTAGCAGGTATCCCAATTGTGGGCGAGTATTCAGAAGAAAACAAAGACTTCAAAGGACATGGTGGAGCGATTAGCATGGATGATTACCGCTATATCCACACTACTAAACCATATGGCTTTGTTCCAGAATCCGCTACTTATGAGTGGGTAGATGTTAGAGGTAAAGAGTATCTTGAAATTGATGGGTGCTACTTATGGACAGGAAGATATGAGGAAGCTTATAGCGTAATTGAAAATGGCAAAGGTCAATCAATGGAGATTGAAGTAACTGATGGTAGATGGAATGAAGATGAGGAAGCCTACCAAATTGATAACTTTATTTTCTCTGCCCTATGTATTTTAGGTGATGACGTAGAGCCTGCTTTCGAAGATGCTAATATTAGAGCTTATTCATTAGATAAAGAGTCATTCAAACAAGAGTTTTCTCAAATGTTGAGTGAGTTAAAATCATCTCTATTAAATCAAGATAAGGAGGTTGACGAAATGTTAAAAGAATTGCTAGAAAAATATTCTACTACAATGGAAGATTTAACAGCAAAAGGTCTTGTCTTTAGTGAAATTTCAGAAGATGAGTTGGAAGCAAAAATTGCTGAAACTCTTGGAGTTGAAGTTATCGTTGAAGGCGAAGGTCAGTCACAAGAAGGTGAAGGTCAGCAAGAGGGTGAAAATCCAGAAG